TTAAACCAGTTAATTAAATTTCCCTGGTCCCAAGAATTTTTTTGCCATAGAATATTTATTTTATTTGAACTAAGTGGTATTTTTTCTGGAACTGATGTACAAATTTCAAATTGATCTAATAACTTTGGATCAACATGTTTTCTTAAATATTCAAATTGTAATTCTGTTCCACCTCTAGGACTTTGGTTTGTCATTATTTTGAGTCATAACTTTCTGTAAAACGTTTAATCCTTTCGGTGATACCTCTACTTTAATATCTTGAGCAATATGTTCTGCTGCAGTTTCAGTATTAGGGTCTGCGATATCCGCATCTTTCTCTGCTTCGTCTTTATATACCTTATTTGTTCTAGTATTTTTAAATGTGATTGTTGTAGTACAATCTATTTTCAATAAATCATCGTGTGCCATTATCCATTCTCCTGTGATCTGTCTATTAAAGCATAACTTATAACACCTTTTACAGTATTTGCAACCTCTGTTTGGGCTTTTATACTATCTCCTGCTTCTAAATTTAAAACTTGACCTGCAGCCTGTTCTGTTGCGTCTGCAACTAAATTTTTGTGAAAAAATTCATAATCCGTAGATGCAGAAGAATCATGCAAATACATCTCAGTTAAATTATTGCTATTATGTTCATTTGTAACACTAATGCTTTTTACAATTGCTACGGAACTTGTATTGATTGTTAATACAGTTGTTAAATTAGTTGTTGTTAAAATAAACCCTTGATTTTTATATTGTATTGTCATTAGGATATAAACCAGTTGTATGTATCTTGTTCTTCTTTCAAATCTTTTTGAAATGAAAAATTTAATTCGTTTTTAATAGTATCGACTGATTGTAATATTTGTCTTTGATTTTCAACATCATATTCTTGTTTTGGTTCAGGTACGTATGCAGTTATTTTAGCCATTATCTTCTTCCATCTGGTTTTATATCTACTCTTAATGTTCCATAACGCCAAGTCTCACCTATAGCATCATTTTCTATTTTAATTGCAAGTAGTCTTCCTCTAGCTCTAGTATCTACTTTATCAGTGGATGATGTTATTGTAAAGGGTCCAAGAGGTGAACTCGATGCTGTGTTACTTGGATAGTCATTTAATAATAAAGTTACTTTTGAATTACCAGTTAATACTTTAAAATCTGGTATAAATCGTTTCATAGACATAATAAACTCACCATCACCTCTAAGATCAGCAAGTCCTGTTGTTTGACCCAAAGCACTTTGTCTAGCAGATATATCAAAATCACCTGATTTAATATAGGCATCAATTGATGTTGTACCCGAGCTATTGACTTGATCGGTTCCGGTTTCATGAGCATAGTAAGTTGATGCACCATAAGTATTTGTAATACCTTGTATTGGAAAATTAGGTAATTCATTTTTATTATAATCAGTTGCATACGGCAAATCATAAACACCTTGATCAATGTAGGAACTTCTGCCTAAAGAAGAAGTTGTCCATAAATTTTCTGCATAGTTATAAACTACACATCTATCAATTTGTTCTGCACCATTTTTTGGATAAAACCAACTAATTTCATTGTACAATGTATTATGTTCGGCAAAAATTAATTGACTAGCATTATAGTTTATACCTAAGCTATCTCCATTTGTTGTAAATACAAAATCTTCAACTAAACAAGGAATGGCTTTTACAGTACCATCGTACATAAAAAATCCACCTTCACCAGACATCCAAAATACAATACCATTAGAATAACTTAATGCATTCTGACCAATCAATCCACAGTTAGTACCCACTTGTCTAACACTAAATGTATAAGGTGGTCCAACATATTGAATTACATATGCTGAACTATCGGTTAAAACTAATGTATAATCTTTACCAGATACTGCTCCTACAATTTCATTACCTTTATCTAATCTAAAAGTTCCTGCTGTATTAATTGCAGTTGGTTGATATTCGTTAAAGTTTTCTTGATCACTAAATCTAATAAACATTGGATCTTGAGTCGTTGAGTCACCTATTGTTGTTTCTGTACCAAAATGAAATACATGTCTATCTCTATCTGATACTTGTGTTAATCTTGTTCTAGTTGGAGCGTTTGCCATAATAGTTGCTCTAGTTTGTCTTGCACTAGCTGCTCCTGAGTTCCATGTAAAAGTTTCTCCATTGTGAATAGTTGCAATAAGTATTTGACCAAAGTTATCTAAAGACCATATACCTGGATCAAGTGTTACGGTAGATGTTAAAGATTCTTCTCCCCATGCAATATAAAATTCAACAGGAGCACCATCAGAATGAGCGGATCTAGTACCGGCAACTGCTCTTGTAATACCAGTTAAATCATTTCCAGCTATCCCAGTGTATGAAATATATTCAGCGCCAACTTTAATAGTTCCACCAGTTGTTGAGAAATTTGTTGCAGAAGCTAAAGTAATACTTGTACCGGATCCTCCTGTACCTGCAGTGTCATCCAATAAAGCGCCATTTAATGTAGATGTAACACCTGAAGCACCTCCCCAAGAAGCTGTACCCCAACCAAAACCTGCAGTTTGAAATGTTGGACCTACGACTACGTATGGATCGATTTGTGCAGAACCTGTTCCCGATGTAGTGCCAGCAGAATTAGTTGGCATGGTAATTTCAAATGTATCATTTGTTCTATTTAAAACTTCAAATGTATTATTTGTAAAATCTGTTGTTGCATATCCAGAACCTGTTGGAACAGTAACGGATGAAAATGTTACATATCTTCCATCTAATAAACCATGTGATGTTTTATTAACTGTTACTGTTGAAGATCCAGACGTTGCATCAAAGTCAGCTCCAGTGACAACATCGTTATCAATAGGAGTTATGTCATAAAAATCACCTTCATAATATATAAACAAACCTTGAGATGTCCCTATGGCTACATATTTTTCTCCAGCAATACTTGTAAAAGCATGTTGAGAACGTGCTGCTCCTGGTAAAGTTTTATTAGCATTAGTAAGTTGTGACCAGCCACCTATTTTCTCAGGTAAGCCATATCTGAATCTAACAAAGTCACCATCCACCCATTGAGATTCACCTCCTGAGTCCGTGACCATTTTATTAAAACCTGGTTTAAAATTTAATTTTTGTAACATATTTAAATCACTTGTAAAAATCTATATTTCATTTCTCCATTACCACCTGCAAAAGCTGTTTCTCCTGTACTACCAATATTTTGTGCACCACCTCCACCACCTCCAGAACCTCTTGTACCAGCAGTTGCAGCAGGACCTCCTATTCCACATCCATTACCACCAGAAATATTTCCAGAATAAGAGTCAGCACCGTCCGAACCTGCAATTTGACAATTATCTCCATTACAATTTCCATTATTATCACCTACTGCACCATTACCAGAATCATTAAATGTACTTGTTGGACCTGAAGTGTTACTGGTTACATTTTTAACGCTGTTGTCTGAATCTGCAAAAATTCCTGAAGTAACTGCAGTTCCGTCAATAGTAGCTGTTCCTGCTGTTCCTGCTGTATTAGTTCTTAAAGGTCCCTGTACTCCACCACCTGTACCACTTGCTCCACCACCAGCACCTAAAGTAAATATTGATCCTGTTGTTGATCCAGATAAAGTTGTGTCTGTACCTGCATCCGCTGTTTTTGGATGACCAAAATTAGCTGTTTGGTTTCCTGGAGCTCCACCACTACCAATAGAATAAGTTATTGTTTCACCTTCGGTAACAGAAAATATTTTGTCAGATACATAAGCACCGGATCCACCACCAGCACCTGATGATTCTCCACCTGCTTGATCGTAACTTACCCCGCCTGCAGCTCCACCACCTCCGCCTACAGCGTATTGAATATGAATAGCATTATATCCGTCTGGAACACTAAATGTATCAGTACCAGAAGTTAGTTCAACAAACGATGTTGCTGGAAGACCGCCTCCAGTGGAACCTACTAATAAAGTGTAGTGAGTCATAGTTTTTTCCTATGATAAAAGTCCGCCAGTAATTACAAATGTATCAGTTCCTACACAAAGAACAGTTGCAACTCCTCTAGTTGATAATGTTCTATCTGCGTTTGTTCCATCGGTTACCCAATACATAGTGACGCTAGAGCGATTTATTGAAATATTACCGGCAGTGTTATTATAAATTGAAATAGTTTGACCTGTTGAAAAGACTCCAGAGGGAACTGTTATTGTATCAGAAGCAATAATAACTTTTCCATGGTCACTGGCTATTAAAGTATATGGTGATGCTTTAGTATTTGCAGGTACCGTTCTTACTTCACCTTTTTGATCTGTCATGTCTCCAGCAGTTGAAGTGACATCTCCAGCAGTTGAAATTAAATCTCCAGTTGACGAAGTTATGTTACCAGAAGCAGTTATAGCTCCAGCAGTTGAAATTATATCTCCAGTTGACGAAGTTATGTTACCAGATGCTGTTACAGCTCCGGCAGTTGAAATTACGTCTCCAGCAGTTGAAATTATATCTCCAGTGGATGAAGTTATGTTACCAGATGCTGTTATAGCTCCGGAAGATGCAACTATGTCTCCAGAGGTTGTTGTAATATTATTTGCTGCGGTAACATTATCACTTATAGTAATGCCGCTAACGTTTGTGTCATTAGTTACCGTAAGATTACTTGTATAAATAGTGTTTGTAGTAATACCTGATGTAATTTCACTAGCTATTGACGTAATTCCTTCTTCAATATTAGTTCCATCAGAATATAAAATTTTCTTTCCCTTATCTGTTGCAGACCATGTTATACCCGTTCCTGAACTTGTTTTAAAAGTTACAGTATGCGCTCCAACTGTTGCATTTTCTACAATGTAAGTTTTTTCAATTGAATCAGGAATAACTACATTAACATTACCAGAAATTGCACCTGTTAATTTTAATATTTGATTTTTACCATCAGATAATGCTCCATTTGAAAAAGTTAAAGTAGCACCTGATGCAGAATTAATTGTAGCATATCCACCTATTGCTTGCTCAAGAATAAGTAGGTTAGTATTGGTAACTTGTCCCCAAGTTCCTGCATTTTCTCCAGTTTGTTGTACTGTTAATTTTAAATTTGCTGATGTAGTATTTGCCATATTTTAGATTCCTTAAATTTAGCTATATTATTCAATTTATTAAACAGTGTCAATGACTGTATTATAAAGGAGACAGTGGGTGGTATGTGGTGGAGTCCACTGCCTCCATCATAATATACTACCTTTTAAACCAAGATGGTAGTCCTAAATGAGGGCGTTTATCAAACATGTTGTCTCTAGCACCTAATGTTTTACGATTATTATAATGTAAAAAAACTTGAATACATTCTTTACCTTTAAATTTATTTCTCCAATGTTCTAATTCACAACCAGAATAAACTAACATGTCTCCTGGTTTTAAATCTACTTTAATACCTTTTTTATTTGTCTCTCCAGATGGCTCTAAATATATTGGCCAAGGATCACCACCTAGATTCATAGTAGTTGATATCTCACAACTAAATCTATCTTTATGTCTTTTAAGAACATCTCCTTTTTTATAAATTCTTGCATATGTATATGCAGGATATAATTTAAGACCTGTTACTTCTTCCATTTTAGGTTGGCATTTTAACATTAAAGTTTCCATGGCAATATTAGAATACTGACTATATGTATTTGGTATCTGTTCATCGCTGCCCTCATAGTGACCTATAATATTTTCAAATGGTGAAATGTATCTAGCTTCTCTGCAAGTATCATAAACTTGTTTTTGCATACTAAAATAATTTGCAACGAAAACTGCTAAGTCTTTTGATATTGCTTTACGGATAACTGTATACTTTTTATTTTTAAACATCTTTAGCCATCTCTTTTGGTACTGCTTGTATATTCCAATGTATGAATCTAAAAGGTTCTATTCCATAATCAACCGCATATTCATGTTCTAAAAAACCTGGAAATATTATAAGTGTCCCCGGTTTTGGTTTAAAGTGAACTAATTCTGAGCCACCAGTTATATTATTTAAATTGGGTTTCATTTTTAATTTTGTAGCCCTTGCTCCAGTACGTGGTTCGTGAAATATTGGATAAGATGTTTTATCTGAACATTTTAAAAAATAAAAACCTGATACATGTTGATTCCAATGTATGTGTGCACTGTGGTGACCACCACCTTTTTTAGCAAACTCTTGTACCCATAACTCACTAAACATAGTTGTGTATTGCTGCATATCAAAACCTTGATGGTCTAAATACTCCCAAGATTTTTGTCCAATATAATTTCTAAAATCTAAAAAATCATTATCCATTGTTAAAGGTGTTGAATGGTAAGATCTTCCAAAGTCTCCAAATTTTTTTATATGTGCCTTAGCTTCAGGAAAACTTCTAGCGTCTTTAATATATTTATTAGTGGCTTTATTTAAAGATTTTAAAAACTCTGGTTTTTGTTCAGTCCAAATAGTTGTATTGAAATAATTATTTATAAACATGTTATTTAAATGGATATCCAAGGTTCCACATTACCAATGAATATCTTACTCCTTTCGTTACTGGTTTAACTCTATGCCATACAAATGATGGAAATACAATAATAGATCCTTTAGGTAAAATCTCTTTTGCTTTTCTTAAATGTTTAGTTTCTTCCCTCATGTGTGGATCATAGTTTCTAAAATCAAATTCTAGTTCCCCACCTTCATATTCAGATCCATCCGTTAACTGACAAGTCATTGATAGTTTTCTAATTTTACCTTTGTCAG